CTAGGTATCTTTACGTGCATAGTTATAGCGCTGCTATAACACTTTGCGGGGCAAAGTGAACGGATGTACCCCATCGGGTGGGTGCCGTCCCACCATACCACCATATATGGTAGGTGTATCGTTTTGATACACCCGCCTGACCCTGCCAAATGCTACCAAACCCAACGCACATTGCACGTAACCCGTTGCACTATATGGTCTTACGCAACAGACTGGAATAGCTTACCACGCTATTCCTACCCGCCAGGCGTAGCAGTTGTGCCGATTGTGCCTAGTTTCTGGCCCTCTACTGGGTGGGGCGGGTCAATTCTGCGGGTTGCAACGAAAATGCCGGCAGCCAGCCCGGACCACCCCGGTGTCGTCCGCGTCTCCATAACTCGTTTGGGATCGGTCAGCAAAACAGGCTGCAAAACAGCACCTAAGTCCAATGGTCTCGTCACCTGCCACAAAAGCACCTGCCCCATTGGTGGGGTATAGCGGCCGACCGACCTCATTGGACTTACATATGAATCCCCACTATGCTACTTACCAAAAAACACCACCTTTGGCGAACAAGAATACCCCACCGCTGGGGACACACCCCACCGCTGAGAATCGGTTTACTGCAATTTTGCAGTAATTGAGTTTTTCGCCAGCTAGGGGGGATTTACCCCGTAAGAGGGGCCTACATGAGTTGTTTGTAATGATTAGTAACAGGCAACGATTCAAGTTGAAATGGCCGAAAAACAGCATCTAACTCAGTACACAGCAACATATTAGCGACTTACTAGCGTGATCAACACTACCCCACCATTAGGGACACCCACTCCGATGGTTTGACCTTTTTACTTCCTTGTTATTCCGTTCAACAGGAGAAAACACGTTTTTGGTATACCAAGACGACGAGTCATTTCAATGTGCGTGTAATAGACAGGCAGTAAAAGGAGAATCCAAATGAGGGGTGCCGCTGTTAGAGGGGTATCGCCCAACGGAGTGCCTGGCGGCCTGATCCAATAATACATGACTAAGACACTGGCCTAATTCTAGGTAATCAGAGGAGAATCTATAAGTAATCTGACCCGCTCATGCAACTAATATAGGTAGGGGCACTCAACATGAAAGCGGGCGACCTACTCGGATTCAGCGGGGCGAACATCATCAGTGATCTGGTGAATGTGGCGACGTATGGCATTCCGAGATGGGGCATAAGCCACGTCGCCATTGTGGGGGATACTAATGGACGCAGTCTGCTGTGGGAATCAACCACTCTTGATGATCTACCGTGCGAGATCGCTGGCAAGAGAGTCGAGGGATTTCAGGCTCATCCAATACAGCAGTCCATTGACCGATATCGCGGCAAGGTGTGGCTGTATCCCCTGTACCGAGACCTCTACGAGGCCGAGCGAAACCGGCTCACCGCAATCCTGCAAGGACTGATCGGCACGCCCTACGACAAGCTGGGGGCGGCCAGGAGTGCTGGCGTAGGTCTTTCATGGATCGAGAGTCTGTTTAGGCCGGAAGACCTCACCTCGATCTTCTGTTCGGAGTCCGTGGCGGCAATTTACTCGGCACTGGGCTTGTGCCCATCCAAGTCGGCAAGCAGGTGGAACCCCAACCGGCTCGTCTACAGATACCGGAAGGCGGGCATCCTGTTGAGATCGCAGAGATTGAAATGATAGTAAGGCTAGAAAACGACACCATTCAGATTGACGACTGTGACGCCGACTTGGCCGATCGGTGGATGAGGGACTGGATCACCGAGGGCGACCTTCAGAAGTGTGTTGCGGCCCGGATGGACCTCCCAGACTGTATGAATCTGACATGGATCAACGGCAACCGCTTTGACTGTCATCGGAGCAATATCGACTCAGTGGCTACTGATCCACCCGCCAAGATTCACATACTCCATGACATTGGTTTCCGCATTGGGGACCAAGTTGTGGTGACGCTTAGCCGCGAGGACCAAGCCTATGTGACGCAATGGGACTGGTATATCAACCCGCTTGGGTATGTGTACCGGTACACACCGCTGATGTGGCACAAGCGACGGATGGTCTACCTACATAGGGTCATTGCACGCCGGATGGGGCTCAACACCGACCGCAGCATCGGGCTCGCAAACAACAATCGCCTATGCTGCACCAGGTTGAATGTCATCGAAGGTCGCGGTGACGCCCGCAAGAGTGAGAGCACATCCGAGTATGCGACCTGGGAAGAAGTGGGCGAGGCCCAACGTCTGATTTCCAAGCTATTGGAGGTAAATGAATGCCAGGAATGAAGCAACTACTCATCGCGTTGCTGCTTACGTCACCAGTCGTCGATGTCCCACAGGACTATCGACAGGCGAACTGGCTCGGGGACCGAGGGCAAGGTTCATGTGTCATCGCGAGTTCCGTTACACTCCTCCGTTGGCAGAACAGGATTCATGCCGCCGACTACTACCGGAAGACCTACGGAAACGGACAGGGGCCGGATAGTCTGGCGGCGAAGTTCAACAGTGACGGCGTCCGGTTCGCGGAGACCCGCACCGGGGACGTTCAGTTTTTGGAATGGGCCCTGCGTACCCGCCGGGGCGCGAACGTGGTTTGGATGAACGGTCGGCACATGCTCACCCTTGTCCATCTTGACGGGGAGCAGGCGGCAATTCTGGACAACAACGCCATTGATAAAGTGCAGTGGATGCCCCGTGAGCGATTCCTGGCGGAATGGCGGGCGAGCGGCGGCTGGGCGGTGACGCCGCTGTACACCCCAATGGCTCCCGTCCCAATTTATAACGGGTAGGGCGTATAAGTGCCTATACATCGAACCACGAAGAACGGAAAGCCGGCGTACCAGTATGGTACGAAAGGCGCGAAGTACACGTACAAGGCCGGGAGCGAGAAGAGTCGCAAGGCCGCGAAGATGAAAGCGATCAAGCAAGCACTGGCAATCAAGGCGAGAACGGGAGTTGTGCATCTATGAAAGACTGGTCGAAGAAGAACTGGGTGTATCTGTTGGCGGGGCTTTTGGTGCTTCTGCTGTGCCGAAGTTGCCATGCACAGGGCGTGGTCGGTATGGAGAAGACCATCAAGCTGCCGGAGGATGGTACCAAATGGCACATCAGTGTGATCGGAACCGACGAGCGGTACAAGGAACTGGTCCAGTGGTTCGAGGCGGGGGTGCTGAAGGACTTGCGGAGCCAGGTGCATTTCCACCCGATCAGCGACAAGACCGGAATCCAAGCCTATCAGGCTAAGGGGCTGCCGACCGTGCGGTTGCAGGATGACAAAGGGCGGGTGCTCTACGAGGCGGCCGGCGACCGTATTCCGGCGACGGCCTACGGGTTGTACGGAGCCATGGCTAGGGCTATTCAGCCGTGTCCGTGGGATGAACCTGATGGACAGGACCCTGACCCGGTTGATCCGGTCAGCGATGGCGGCGGGAAGCCGACTGTGCCGTGGTACATGATTCTGTCTGTGGATTGGCGTTGGTTGATTGTTGTCGCGGCGGTCATCGCCGGGATCGTATTGCGAAGGGGGAGTAAATGACGACGTTTCAGATTATTGCGTTGGCTGCGGTGGCGTTCTATGTGGTCAAGAATTTCAAGTCCTTGCCGGTGCTGCCCAAGCTGAAGGCTCGGGTAGAGACCAAGGTGGCGGACTATCGGAAGGACGCCCAAGAGTTTTCGATTCAACTGCGGTACCGTGGATTCCGGCGGGTGCCGCAAATCCTGGACGCCTTCGTGCTTGACGGGGACGCGAAGACGTTCTTCGGCGGCTTGCGGGAAATGCTCGGCGAGGGCCCGGACGCAGTGCTGAAGGAACTCGACGCGACGTTTGATCGGGTGCTCGACAGTAAGCTCGGGACGCCGGAGGGCAGGGCGGTCATCAAGGCGAGATTGGATGTCGCTGAGAAGGTGGCCGTCGAGGTAGTCAAGGTGGCGGCTCCGGTGATCGTGGGGATGCTATGAGACTGTTGCTTTTGGTGTTGTTCGCGATCGTGCTCGTGTTGTTCTGGTTGGGCCAGTACACGAGGGCGTGCGAAGTGAAGCCACGACTGGTGGTCTTCTCGGCGACGTGGTGTGGGGCGTGCAAAGATGCCAAGCCCATTGTTGATAAGATCGAGGCGAAGGGCTACAAGGTCACGCGGTACGACGCCGATGCCGACCCAGAGATTCTGAAGCAGTACAAGGTCAAGAGTCTGCCGACCTTCATCATCTACAAAGGCGGTGAAGTAGTCGCGAGAACCAATTACGTTGAGGTCGTGCAGACTTACTTTGATTAGGGGCGGGGCGTGCGTGAGGAGTTTGCGGCTGCAATCGCGAAGGGGCTTTCTGCGAGGACGCTTACTAGCTGTTCGCGGTGGGCTGCAAGGCGGCGAATCATGGGCTCGCCGCTGCCGGGGCCGTATTCATGGCGATGGCACCCGTGGGTGCGAGAACTCCACGACTCGTGGACACCTGAATCCTATGTGATGAAGGGTGCCCAACTCGGTGTGACCGAGGTCGCGATCAATCGGAGCTTCTACACACTGGACGTGTTGAAGCGTGATGTGATGTACGTGTTGCCGACCGCGACGGCGGCCGGCGACTTCAGCAAGACGCGGTTTGCGTCTGCCTTGTCGCTGAGCCCGTACATCGGGGATATGTTCACGGATGTGAACTCCGTTCAACTCAAGAGAGCAGGGGCAAATTCTCTCTATATCCGGGGCTCCAAGAGCCGCACCGGATTGAAATCGGCACCGGTGTCTGAACTCGTCCTCGACGAAGTGGATGAGATGGACATTGACCGTGTGCTGGTGTTGGCCAAAGAGCGTTTGTCGGGGCAGATTCACAAGCATACGTGGGGCATCAGTACGCCGACCGTGCCGGAGCACGGTATCCACAAGCTGTTTATTGACTCGACGCAGGAGCACTTCCAGTTCCGGTGTCCTGGCTGCAACCAGTTCATTGAGTTGATTTGGCCGGACAACATTGCGATTGTCGGCGAGTACGGGTCGGACCCAAGATGTGCGGAGTCCTACCTGAAATGCTGCAAGTGTGGGAAGAGGTTGGAGCACGCGGAGAAGCCGAACTACCTTGCGGATGGCCGGTGGATCGCGACGAAGACGAATCCGAACATTCGTGGGTTCCATATCAATCAGCTATACAGCTTCACGGTGTCGCCTGGCGAGTTGGTGTCGGCCTACCTGAAGAGTCGAAACGATGAACTGGCGTCAACGGAGTTTTTCAACAGCAAGCTCGGGTTGCCATTCGTTGGGGCAGGGGCCCGGATTACCGGCGAGATGGTGAACAACGCGATTCGCGACTATTCAGTCGCGGATTTGCGTCCGGCATTCGCGGGCGAACGTCTGATTACGCTGGGCATCGACCAAGGCATTATCAATTATGCGGTGGTGTGTGAGTGGAAACAGGTAACGCCGGATTTGTCCGATGTGAGTTCGGCGTTTACATGTCGTGTGTTGTGGGCCGGATCGTACCCGGGCGAGGATTGGTCGCCGCTGTATCAGTTGATGCGGGAGTGGCAGGTCCTGTATGCCGTGGTGGACTGGCAGCCGGAGACAAATGAGGCGAGACGCTTTGCACGGAAGTTTTCTGGGTATGCGGGGCTGTGTCGGTACGAGCGTGGAAAATCGCCGAGAGAGATCGCAACGTCAGATGAAGACAGCGGGGCACCGTTGCATAAGGTGGATCGGTCGTCATGGTTGTCGACCTCTCTCGGCAGATTCAAATGCAACCCGACGACTATCGAACTGCCACGGGATTTGCCCGGGCCGTTCGCATCGCATATTCAATGCCTCGTGCGGACCTACGAGCGGGATGACGACGGAGCGGTGAGTGTCGTTTACAAGACTACCGGCGACGGGGTGGATCACTATGCACACGCCCTGAACTACGCCGAGATTGCTTTGCATAAAGTGCCGCACGCGGCAGAAAGTTTGGGGCGAAGTCGATGAACGGGGCAGACCTTATTCAATTCATGCACCCGATTGTGGCAAATTCCATGCCTGATTGGGAGAAGTGGCGTCTGGCTTTTGGCGGCGGTGACGCCTTCTGCGATAGCTATCTGAAGGAGTTCAGCCTTCGAGAGGACCCGCAGGACTTCAAGATTCGTAAGGACCTGACACCGTGGCCGCTGTTCGCCAAGGCGGTGATTCTGGAAATCCGCAACGCGGTCTATCAGCGGATGCGGGATATTCTGCGAACTGGTGGGAGTGATTCCTACCAAGAGGCGGTCGCCGGGCTCAAAGGCGGTGTCGATCGCCGTGGGGCGAGCATGAACATGTTCCTTGGCACCAAGGTTCTCACTGACTTGTTGGTGATGGGGAAAGTTGGCGTCTATATCGACAGCCCCACGCTGAAGGGCGACCGACTGAGTGATGCGATGAATGTTCGGCCGTACCTCTACCCCTATCAGGTCGAGGACATCCGGTCGTACAGTTGCACCGACCCTGAGAATCCATCCGAGTTTCAGTCGCTGTTGCTGCGAGACACGGTGCTCCAATACGACGAGGGCACCCGGCTCCCGGTGAAGGAGGCGAAGCGGTATCGGCACCTGCAACTCGTCGGCGGGAAGGTTCAGTTGCAGTTCTACAACGCGATGGGCGACCAGACGGACCAGACCGGGCAGCCGGCCGGGCCCATCACCTTGGAATTGACCCGAATCCCCTTTGTGCTGGTCGATCTCGGCGCGTCGCTGATTGCGGATGTGTGCCAGCACCAGATTGCCTTGCTCAACCTAGCATCGAGCGACGTGAACCAGGCAATTTTCGCGAACTTCCCGCTTTATGTGGAGCAGGGCGATAAGTTTGGGGGCGGTAGCCACCTGAAGGGGACGGCGTCCGGGTCCGCCATGGCCGGAGGGCAGGGGGCGACGGATCAGGGCCGCAAGGTTGGTGCCACCTACGGGGTCAAGTACCCGAAGGACACCGATCGCCCGGCCTACATCAATCCGTCGCCGGAGCCGCTCCAAGCCTCGATGGCTCTTCAGGAGAAGCTCGAACAAGACATTAGGAAATTGGTGAACTTGGCTGTCATGTCTCTGGCCACGCGGGCGTCCGCTGAGTCGAAGTCTCTCGACAATCAAGGGCTGGAAGCCGGCCTGAGCTTCATTGGGCTGGTTCTGGAGGGTGCCGAGCGTCAGATTGCCGAGCACTGGGCCGCCTATGAGTCTAGGAAGCCGGCTGAACGCAAGGTGGCTACGATCAAGTATCCTGACCGATATAGCCTCAAGACTGATTCTGACCGCTTAGAGGAGGCAGGAAAGTTCCTGGAAATCATGGCCGCTATACCAGGGAAGGCGGTCAAGAAGGAAATTGCTAAGTGTGTCGTCCAGACACTACTCAACGGTAGGGTCGATCTGGAAATCATTTCGAGAATTTCTAAAGAAATCGACGCCGCTAACTACACTATTTTGGACGCCGAGACGATATTAAGGTGTGTAGAGGCGGGTATCTGCGGCACTAAGACAGCCGCATTGGCTCTGGGCTTCGATGAAGAGGAGGCTGATAGGGCTAAAACTGACCACTTGGAGCGTATTCTTAGGATAGCCAAGGCACAAGGGGTGGTTCCGGGGGCAAGGGGCGTCCAAGACTTGGCGGCCGACGATGGTAGGGGCGAGAAGGAATTGAGTCGCCAAACCGATCGGGAGGAGTCGGCCGAGGAGCGGACGCGGGGCGAGGGCAAATAAGTATAGACATACCCGCCGTGCCACTCCCTACCAAATGGTGACGCACATAATGGGCGGGTTTTGAATCGAGGGCAAATAGGGCGGGTGATCTGCCCTAGACATCCGGGCCTGCAATGGCCCGTGGGCCGCCTTTATGGTGGCCCTTCGGACGCGGGGCAAATAAGGCGGATAGATACCGGCCGGACGATTAGGGGTAGCCGGTGGGAAACCCGCCAATTCATTCTAGGGGCAATAATGGACGACGCAGTATCGAGATTCTTTGCCGGTAATGGCGGCGCTGACGCCGTCCCGAGTCCGTTGGTCGCTTCGGGCTACTCCAAAGTGCTTCGCAAGGGCGTGTTTGTGCGGGCCGGCGACAGCAATACTGTGACCGTCTACGTGGGCAACGTCACGCTTCAGGCCGGCGGTGGGTTCCCGCTGGCCAAGACCGAGGAAGTCTTTGTCTCGGTGGACGCCATCGACAAAGTCTATGTTGTGGCGACCCCCAGCGGCAATACGAGTTGCACGGTGACGTTGGCGGGCGATATCACGGGCGACACGTTCACGCTCACTATCGACGGGTCCACGACCACGGCTCTTTCCACGGATGCGGCTGCTGTGACGGTGCAGACCGCTGTCGAGGCCGTGGTGGGTGCAGGCAATGCCACGGTGTCCGGCGATGCCGGCGGGCCCTACACGATCGAGTTTGTGTCCGGCAAGGCCAAAACGGACGTTGTGGTCATGGGCACCGGGTACGGTGTCAACGAGGCCCAGAATGTCACTGTCACACTGGGCACGGCCGGCGATAAGCTCACGCTGACTTACGGCGAGGACTCGACGGCCGAGTTGGACTACGACGCCACTTCGGCCGAGGTTCAGACGGCTCTTGAGGCTGTCTTCGGGGCGGGGAATGTCGAAGTCACCGACGGTACGACCGGCTGGGACATCGAGTTTGTTGGCGAATTGGCATTGACGCCGATGGACGCATTCACCGGCGTGTGTGGGCAGAATGCCCAGCAGACTGTCGCAGTCGATTTGGCTACGTCGGGTACGTTCACGCTGACGTATAGCGGGCAGACCACGAGTGCGATTGCTTACGAGGCCACCTCCGCCACTGTTGCTACCGCGTTGAAGGCACTCTCGAACATTGGCGACACCGATGTGATTGTCACGGGTAGTGCGGGCGGCCCGTGGACGGTCGAGTTCGTTGGCGACCTTGGATTCACTGACGTGGCGGCTCTCACGGCTACTGAGTCGTGCGGCGTCAATGCCCAGCAGACTGTGACACTGACCGGGGCAACCGGCGGCACGTTCACGCTGGAGTACGACAGCCAAGTCACTGGCGATCTTGCCTATGACGCCACGGCGGCCACGGTGGCGACGGCGTTGAAAGCCTTGTCCACGATCGGCGACTCCGATGTGGCGGTCACAGGTAACGCGGGCGGCCCCTACCTCGTGGAGTTCACGGGCACGTTGGCTCATGCGGTCATTGATGAGTTGGTTGCGGATGGCACCGATCTCACGGGCGATACGCCGAGCATCGCGGTTGTGACCACTGTCACGGGCTCGCTGAGCACGATCACGATCACGGAGGTTGCGACCGGCAACGAGGCAACAGTGGTTGTCACCGAATCGCAGGCGGGTGACGCAGCCTGCACGGTGACTGTGGAGACGACGTTGGCGAGTGCTGGCAGTCAGTATTACTGGCTGGGGGCCTGATGGCGATCAACGCACAGTTTTACGGCACGGTAGTCGAGGGTGATGCCTACTTCGCGGCTCGTCTCCACGAGTCTGCTTGGACGGGTGCAGACCCAGCCGATCGGCCGAAGGCGTTGCTCGCTGCTACGCAGATCATCGACACACTGAACTTTAAGGGCCTAAAGGCGACTGTCTACGCGATGTTGCAAAATCTCGGCGTCGAGACGGTTGAAAATGCGATTGGGTACGGGTATTTGACGGCTGCTCAGGTGTACGCGGCCGAACTGGCGCAACCGCTTGAATTCCCGAGGGGTGCCGACACTGTCGTCCCCGAGGCGATTCGCCGGGCTACCTACGAGATTGCCCACGCCTTGCTGGACGGCCGCGATCCTGATTTTGAGATGGAAGCGATTGGCATCAAGTCGCATAAGTATGCGAATGTGGCTACTGAGTATCAGCGGGATCATACGCCAATCGAGCATTTGATTCATGGTGTGGTGAGTATGACGGCTTGGCAACTGCTGAAGCCGTTTTTGCGGGACGACGAAGTCATCCGACTGAACCGAGTTTCTTAGGGAGTACCTATGAGTTTCTGCGATCTGTGGATTTGTCCTGAACTGAATTGCTACGAAGGCGAGCCGGCACCCGAGCCGCAACCCACGCCTGAGCCGAAGCCTGAAGTCTTCACCAAGGCCCAGGTGGATCAGTACCTCGCTGATGAGCGGAAGAAGATTGAGGCGGCCTCTAAGACGCAGATGAAGGCCCGCCTGGAGCAGCAGGAAAAGACGTATGCCGAGCTTCTGACGAACAAGAACCTGACGGAGCAGGAGCGTGATAGCCTGCGTGAGTCGTTGGCGGCGGTCGAGAAGGAACTGCACAGCCGCGAGGACCTGTTGAAGAAGGAGAAGAAGCAGGTTGAGGAGTCGTTGACGGCGAAGGCCAATGAGTTGGAGAAGTTGGCTTCCGCGTGGCAGGAGCGGTATCAGTCGTCGCAGATCAATGGTGAACTTCGGGCCGCTGCTCGGGCGCATGAGGCGTTCGATGAGGATCAGATGCTCACGCTGCTCCGGCCGCAGACGAGCATGGTGGAAGTGCAGGACGCTGCCGGAAAGGGGACCGGCATGTTCAAGGTGATCGTTGAGGTCAACGAAGTTGTCGACGGCAAGCCGGTTGTCAACAAGCTTACCCCCGCTGAGGCTGTTGAACGCATGAAGGGAAATCCCAAGATGGCGAATCTCTTCAAGAGCAACGTCGTATCGGGCGCGGGTGCGAATTCCGGGGCTGGGACGCCGCCGGGCAAGGTGGATTGGAAGAACATGTCGCATGAGCAATTCCGCGAGATGTGCAAGAAGAACCCGGGACTCCTCGGAAGGAAGTAAGTCTCGCGGGCGGTTGGACTAGGTTGGACTAGGTTGGACTAGGTTGGACTAGGTTTGTGTTTGTTTCTTTGAAGGGGCAACAATGATTTGCTGTGAGAATCGAGTTGAGTTTCCGTGCTACGAAAATGATCTTGACGCCTTTGTGCCGGAAGTGTGGGCACGGTCGGCTCTGGAACTGTTGTACGAGAATATGGTGGTGGCCCACTTGGTCAATCGCCAGTTCGAGAGCGAGGTCGCGAATTTTGGCGACTTGGTCCATGCTCAGCGGCCGGCTGATTCCAAGCTGCGTCGTCGTACCGACAGTACCACGGCCGCGTCTCTCATCCAGGACGTGAATGCAACGGACGTGCAGGTTCCGCTGGACCAGTGGATGAACCAGACCTTCGTCATTCGTCCGGGCGAGATGAGCAAGTCGTATGTTGATCTCGTCCAGAAGTATCTTGCTCCGAAGATGCGTCTGATGGCCCGTGGCATCGACCGTATTCTGCTCGGCCGTATCCATGAGTTCATCGGCGATCCGGCTGACCGCGCGGGTGTGCTCGCCGAGATGGACTCGGCCAACGCCTACGAGACGATGGTCGAGGCTGACAAGATTTTGAACGACAAGAACGCGCCGACCGAAGGTCGTTCGCTCATTCTGTCGTCTGACGCCAAGTCGAAGATGCTGCTTTGCGACAAGTTCGTGAAGGCCAGCGAGCGGGGTGACGGCGGGACGGCTCTGGCCACGGCCAAGCTCGGTCACATCATGGGCTTCGACACGTACATGGCCCAGAACGTGAACCACTGCCATACCGGCGCTGATATCGCGTTGGACGCCACGACTTCGGCGTATGCGGCCGAGTATGCCAGCACGATCGCGGCTGCCGATTGCGGCGTTGCCCAGGGCGAGTATTGCAATGTCGCTGGCAACGATCAGCCGACGTGGGCCACGGCTATCGCGGGCGACGGGACCGATACGGTCACGCTCAACGAGCCGTTGAAGTATGCGACCGAGAGCGGCGCTGTTGTGACTCGGTACAAGGCTTGTGCGGTGGATGCCAGCGCACAGACCGACACGACCTTTGCGGCCAAGTATTCCGAGTCGATCACCTTGGACGGCTACACGGCCAACAAGGGACCGCAGGTTGGTCAGTTGCTGTCGTTCGGCAACACGACTGTCACTCGGCACACCTACACGGTCATCGAGGTCGAGGCCATCAATACGACCTCGTGCAAGGTGCTGCTGGATCGGCCGCTCGATCTTGCGGTTGCGAATGACGCGGCTGCGTACCCCGGTCCTTATGGCTCGTTCTGCCCGGCCCTGTGCCGCGATGCCCTGAGCCTGGTGACTCGTCCGCTCGCTCCGCAGAATGGTGCGGGGATGCTGACGGCCGTCCAGGACGCCTACGGCATCGGCGTTCGGGTTGCGATGCAGGACGTTATCAACGTCGGTCGCGTCGTGAGCATCGACCTTCTGGCCGGTGTTGCGGTTCTCGACGAGGACCAGTGCGTCGTGGTGCTCGCCTAAGTAAGTGGGCAGGCGGGCCGCCCGCCCGCTTCTGGGCGGGCGGCAAGTCTTTTCTTCCGGGGAGCCGTAATGGACTGGGACGTTCTTTGTTCAGTTTTGCGCACATGGGGACCAATAGGCGGCGTGTTGATCGCCTTGTTGGTGTTTTTCATGTGGAAGGACTGGTGGCGTGAACGGAAGCTGCAACAGCGGGTGGAAGTGCTCGAACGAGAGCAGCGAGATGTGATTCTTCCACTTGTACAGCAGTGTGCAACGGTCATCACTCAAAACACCGTTGTGATGCAGCGGCTGGAGCGTGCGCTTGACCAAAAGAATCAGGCGCTGTCCATCTTGGAGCGGATGATCGATAAGGCTGAGTAGATGTACCAAGACCGCCATATTCGCACCGCGTTGTACATGCTGAAGCGACAGTATGGCGGCCCGTTGTCAGTCTATAAGCAGCTTGATTCAGTCGTCACTTTTGAGACTGGGCAGGTCACGGTAACGGCAACTGCCTACCATGTGAAGCGGGCTGTGATTCTTCCAACGGTTTGGAAGAGAGTGAAGTCTCCGGCGGCACCGAGTCCTGTTGGGAGTCGTGACGTTGGATTGAAGTCGTTCATTGTCGATCGTGCTGACATACCGGGGGTAGTTTTGACCCAGAACGATTGGGTGGTCTACGACGGGTGGCGGTATCAGATCGAGGAGATAGATGCGTCAGAGTTTGACGCGGGGTGGCTCATTACGGCGCGGTTGGTGGTAGGCAGTACGTCAGATAACACTGTCGTTGTTGCTGCCAATGCCAATGTGTCTCCTGTGGCAGGGGCGGATTCGGAATGAGAGATGCGTGGCCGCGTTGGATAGCTGGCTCGATTGCCAAGGAATTATCGGCATTGGCGGCTGAGTTGGGGCTGCCCGTGCTCGTCAATTTTACGAGCGACCGAACAGACGCATTCTCGCAGGCGGCCGACACTGTTGAGATCCGAATCACCGGCCCGTTTGTGCAGAGGTTAAGCCACGAGTATTGGCGGGCGGACGTGGACGTCAGTGTTCTACTGACGTGCCGCCACGGTGGAACGAGAGACGCTTACCGGATCAATAGGTTCGCTGGCGCTTTTCAAGAGGCTATGAGCGAACCTATTGCCATTTGGAACTGCGGGCGTGAGGCAGGAGATTACGTGGCAGGGTCGCCGAGCACGCTGGTGCATTTGGGGTGTCTTGTGCCCCGGCGTGAGGTAGCGGTAAAGACTGTGAATTTTGGGCAGGTCCATCCTACTGATCGTGTCGAGCAAGTCGAGATCAACGGTAAGTATAGGATGGAGGTCGAGGCTTCGTAGAAGGGGCAACAATGAATCGGATTGATCTGCGGTATTGCACGATTTACATCAAGGACGGGCTCGCGGGCACGGCGGCGTCGAACAAGAAGACAAACGAGAAGCAAACGATCACGTTGACGACCGCTACCGGCGGCACGTACACCGTGACGTATGACAGCGTGGCGAGCGGGGACATCCCGTACAACTTGACGCCTGCACAGTTGCAGTCGGTGCTTGAAGCGATCACGACGATCGGCGAGGGCAATGTCAGCGTTACCGGCACGGCTGGTGTGTCGTATGTCGTTGAGTTCATCGGCACGTTGGCTGGTACGAGCCTCGAACTGATGGTAATCGATGATACCGACATCACCGGGACTGGCACGCCTTCGGTGGACGTGGCCGAGACCGTTGACGGTGGTGCTGGTGCGGCTCCGGCTCAGGCCGATGTGACGCTCAATCTGTCGAGCGTTGTCCTGAACAGTGCAGACACTGACCTGGTGCCGGTCGGCGCTCGATTCACGATTGCCGGCGAGACGGCTGTTGATGGTGCGGCACCGGTGCATGTTGTGACGGCGCGTACCCCTGAGTCTACCAGTCCGACGACGGTGATTACGTTCACCCCGGCCCTCGGCGCGGGTAGCTACAGTTCTGGTGCCGTGGTCACGTTTGCTCCGCAGCAGGTTGAGATTACCGTTGGCGACGGCGATATGAAGTGGTCCGAGGCCAAGGAGTACAAGTACGAATTGGACCGGGGTCTGTTGGACACCGTTCGTGAGGGCGACGACCAGCCGATGGAAGTTAGCTCCAACTTTGTGTTCGACACAGTGAAGTCGGGTACGGGCGAGACGATCACGCCTGTCGAGGCCATTAAGGGCACAGGCAATGCCGCCGAGTGGGTTTCGACTTCGAGTACGGCGTGCGAGCCGTACTGCTGTGATATCGAGGTCGTCGATGATCGCCCGTGCAGCACGCAGTACACGACGACCTATGTCTTCCCCGACTTCCGATGGGAGAAGCTGGACTACAGCGCCAAGGACGGGACGATCGCGGTCAGCGGCAAGTGCAACGCCACTGAGCCGACTGTGACTCGGGGCTAATTCGGCTCTGAAGACGCTAAAGACTCTTTTGACAGGGGAGTAACATGAAGATCGCTGGAGTTGATCCTACCACTGTCCCGAGTGAGCACATTCTGGTGCTCCCTCGGGGCAATGACAAATCTATCGTTTTCCGTGCTTCCGGCTTGGATAGCATGGATGACTTCTATCGGCTGTGCCCGATTCCGACACCGCCCATGATGCTGAAGGGCGGGCGGCGTGTCCCCGACACTGAGGACAAGGGCTATCAGACGGATGTTGAGTCTCATGCCAGCAAGCGGTCGGCGTATATCATTGTCCGCTCACTGGAGCCGTCTCAGATTGAATGGGACACGGTTCGACTCGATCAGCCGTCGACTTGGCTCAGTTGGGAAGACGACCTGAAACAGGCTAAGTTCTCGGTGGTCGAAATCAACCGGATTCACCGGCTGGTTTTGGAAGCCAACTGCCTGGACGAGGCCAAGTTGGAGGAGGCCCGAAAGTCTTTTCTACTTGGGATGCGGACGGAGTAAAGAAGATTGTCTGGCCCGAATACCGCACGGGGCTCTACGCGATATGGCGTGCGTGTATTCGGGTCGGCATCCGGCCGCCTGGCATCCCTGAAAGTTGGGAGAAGTGCGCTGTAGGCCAGCAGAAGTTGATACTGGCCTTCGATCAAACTTGTACGCACGATGAGTGCGGTGATCCCAGTGAAGTTCCGAAGTAAGCTCAAGCAACTCGCCATCGACGACACGCGGTACAAGCGTGTATTGCACGAGATGCTTACTGAGAAGTTGGTGCAAGGGGCATTTGCATGGCTGACAACGGTAGTCGATATTGTCCCGATCTGGACGGGGGCTTCTCAGTCGACGTTCACTCCGTTGGCCAGTCAGGTTGGTTATGCCTTGAACATCGTCCCTGATCCTAACGCCTACAATCGCACGGAGCTTGGACTTGAGAATGTTGGGCTGGAATGGAAGACCCAAGGCGGTGTTTACAGCTTTGAGTACGGAACGTCGCTGACACACCTGTGCATCAATGAGCAGTTTAACGCAAACGAGTTCTTGGACGACAACGGCAACCCGTATTTTCATCTGAGGCGGCCGGGCCCGTACCACTTCCAAGAGGCCGGGGCAAAAGCGTTCGAGAGAGAGGTCGTCGAAGTAGTCCTGCCGGGTTGGTCGGACCTATTGACGGTAAAGAACCTTACGGTGTGACGTGGCAGACGATATTCGACAAACTCTTGAACTAAACGCAAGGCAGGTTCTTGACGAGCTTGAGCGGCTCAAGACCGGCTTCACGTCGTACAACGACCGGTTGAGCACTACCGCGAACCGGCTCGATTCAGTGACGGACAGCGCTAAGCGGACACTGGCTACGCTTCGTGGTCTTCGCACCGAGGCCCGTCTTGTTGAGAGGGCGATGGGCTCGGTGGGTATGGGTACCAAGTCTGGTGGCCTTTTCTCTGATGCGACCTCGAAGCGAACTTCTGGTGGCGTATTGCTGGGCGGGGCAGATGCTTCAAAAGCATTTGACCAGTTCTTTACGAATTGCACCAAGGCCCAGCAAGTAAGTGCAAAGACGGGACAATCCGTCTCTGCGGCGTTCGACAAAATACACAGCGAGACAATGGCGAAGTTCGTGCCGGCCAGTAAGCAGGTCAAGTCTGGCACCGAATCCATGTTTTTGTCGTGGCAGACGTTCGCACGAGTCATTCAGACTCAGTTGTTTGTGCGTGGCATGAACGCTGTTCGTGATGCTTATGTGGAGTCTGCCCAAGCGGCCCTTGAGTTCTCGTCTAATGTCAGCAGTATCCGTGCGATCAATCCCGAGCGGTCCTTCGGTGAGATTGCCGCCAGCGTTCGGGTGATGTCGGACTCGTTCAATCAGTCGCTTGAGACCGTCAGCAAGGCCCAGCTTGAGGTGATTTCTGACCAGTTCAGCGATACGGCTGACATGGTCAACATCTTGACGGCGGCCAATAAGCTGGCCAAGTCGACAGGCGAGGACTTGGTCCCGACCGCACAACTGTTGACGGGGGCTCTGAACGCCTATGGCGAATCTGCCGGCATGGCCGAGGTTCGTGCGTCTCAGTTCTTTAAGACGATTGATTTGGGACGATTGAAGGCCGGGGAACTTGCCACTGCTCTGGGCCGTGTCCAGTCTATTGGCAACTCGACCGGCGTTGAGATGGAAGAGTTGGACGCCGCGTTGGCGGCCATTACCATCGGCGGCGTCAAGGCCAATGAAGCGTCCACGCAGTTGAGAGGCATCCTGGTTGGGCTGTTGAAGCCGACTGAGGAAATGAAGAAGGCGTTGGCTAAGCTCGGGTTCGATTCGGGCGAAGTCGCGGTGAAGACTCTGGGCCTGCAAGGCACATTGCAGTCGCTGATCGGGACCACGGACGGGTCAACAACGTCTGTTGCGGCCTTGTTCCAGAATCAGCGGGCGTTGGCCGGTGCTCTCCGGCTGGTTGGCGAAGGTGCTGAGGCGTATGCAAACAGCCTGAAAGAGATCAATTCGCAGGACCAGAAGCTCTTGGACTCAAAGCTGGCTGAGAGAACACAGACCGACGCCGAGCGGCTGACTAAGGCCACCAACCAACTGAAGAACTTCTGGACTGCCGAGTTCGGTGCTGATGTCGTCGAAAAGCTGAATACGGTGATTCAATTGGTCGGGGGTGGGGGTGGTCTGGTCGGGGCGTTTCGCAATCTGACTGGTACGTTGCCGGCCTTTACGGGGATCGTCACTGGCATGGTGACGGCCTCGTCACTACTGGGAAAGACGGCGTCGAACCATCTACGCATCTTTAACGCCAACTTAGACGAGACCACGATGAAGGTTGGCGGCCTTCGCACGGCAATCGGAGCAGCGATACTTCTTGAGAGCGGTTGGATGCTCGGCTCCAAGATCGGCGAGATAGTCAACAGCTATACGCTCGGCCCAATTCAGGCCGCTCGTGAGGCCATGCAAGCGAACCTGGCTGAGATGGATCGACAATCGGCCGCGAGAGTGCGCATTCGCCAACGCGAAACGGATGAAATGATTCGATTGGCTCGGCAGCAGTTCGCCGAGGAGAATGTCACGTATCTTCGCGAGACGAAGAACTACGAGGCGGCGGTAAAGGCTCAGGAGCAGGCTGCGAAGAGTGCGTTTGATCGCATCATGCAACATCGGGAGCGGATGCAGTCAAAGCTCAAGAGTATGTCTGAGGACGCGGCGGCTAAGGCTACAGAGACTACGCCGGTTCAGACTGCTGATATTGAGCAGGGCAAGGCCGCTCGAAAGTTCCAGCGGGATATCGAGAAGTATAGTCCCGAGGACAAGTACCGCCTACTCTATGCAAAGACCGACCGAGAACTTGCAATTGCTGAAAGGGCCGCGGCAACGGCCAAGGATACGCTCCAAGAACAACAGGCGGCAAAGGCGTGGGAGAGAGTCGAGTCCTACCGACAGCAGACCGCCGAAGCCGCTAAGCTGCTTGGCACTGAGCACGCTATCGAGGAGTCCGCTAGGGTAAAGGATCGGATTGACCAGCGACACATCGATGCGTTGAGACAGCAGGGGAAGTTGCAGCAGGGACTTGCAACGACGCTTGAACAGCGGAGTATCCGGGCTGAGAAGCACACCGCCGAGCTTGACAGTCTGCGTGCAGTTATCGAGTCTCAACTAGAGACAACGGTGAAGACTGCAAAGGGCGGCTATCGCACGAAGACTGAGAGTGAATTGAAGCGGGACATTGGCCAAGCTGAGGCAAACATTGGTCGTTTCCAAACTTTGTACCAGCAGTATGCCAAAGAAGACTTCATGGCCCCGTACCGGGGCGACACAAGGGCCTTTGCATCGCTGCGACGTGACGCTGCTAGGGCATTGGCAACGCAAGATTTGAAGACGATCGCGGTTGCCCCGAGTGCTGTAGCGAAGCTCCAAGCTGACCTTCAAAAGAGCTTTGACCAAATGATTCTCCGCGTGCCAGCGATGGCCGTTCTGATTGGGTACACCGGCCTTGATCCTAATGAGGTCGGCGTCGATAAGGTCATGGACAAGGCTACAGAAAGACTTCAAGAGTTCGATGCCGGCAAAGAGAAGTATGTCGTCGGCACCGAGAAGATGAAGATGGCCAACGAAGGCTTCTATAAGTCTATCGGCAAGGCGTGGGAGACGTTGCCCAAGGGTGTTCCCTTACACGGTGTCGATACTCTGCTGATGAAGTTGGGCAGAGCCAGACAGGATGCCGACTTGACGGCCGAGGAGATTAAGAATCTTCGAGCGTTGAGCGACAATACTGATATCAGCGATGTATTCAATTGGGGGCACGGGTATCTAGGGTCAGGCGGGCTGCGTGATAAGGGCGTCTTTGTTGAGAATGTAAAGACGGCTTTGGCCGGTCTGGAGGAGCAATCAAAAGCCCAGCAGATGCTGAAAGAAGCTGGTCCGATGACGCCTGAGCATATCAAGGAGGCAAATCAAGTTCGCGAAGTGTTGCAGACGTTGGAGAAGAGGCGGCAAGCACAGATCAACATCAACGAGAATGTGCAGTGGGAAGTCGATGCCCAAGGCAGTGTCAAGGGTACACTAGCCGATCAGAATACGTTGCTGAAGGAACGTATTCAGCTTCTTCAGCGGAGTCAGACAAAGGGCATGGCGTTCGGGGGCTGGTTCGCCAACGGCGGTTCTCCAAGGGGCTTCGATACGATTCCGGCGATGCTCTCCCCGGGCGAGTTTGTCGTGAATGCAGCGTCGTCGAGGAAGTTTGCTTCCCAGCTTGTGGCCATGAATGCAGGGATTCAGCCGGCTTACCGCGCCGAGGGCGGTAGCACAACGAACATTGGCGACATACACGTAAACGTGAACGGCGGTGGAACCAGCCGACAGACCGCAAGGGAGATCGCAACAGAGTTGAGACGTGAAATCAGAAGGGGCACAGTGAGGCTATGAGAGTACCAACGGAAGTCAAGGCAAGCTGCAATATGGTTCGGGGCCGCGAGGTCCAAGCACCGATTCGATTGGATGACTGGTTCGAGATTGAGCATTGGCGGGGCGGGAAGCTGCTATGCAAGTATCGGTTTCCCAACGGTGTCACCAACGAAGGCAAAAATGCCCTCTTGAGTGCGGGCCTCGACGGAGGGACCGCTATCTCTACGTGGTATCTGTTGTTGATTGACTACACCGGCTACACGGCGTTGGCAGCCGGCGACACGTATGCCGAGATCAATGATGCCAACGGATGGGATGAGTTCACGGACTACACCGACCCGGCCAACAGCGATAGTGCGACTACGCGGCCCAGCTGGACGAAAGGTGATGTGGCCTCACAAGCCCTGACCAATGCGTCACCTGTTGTGTTCGACATTACGGCGTCGGGGACTGTGAAGGGCATAGGTCTTGTTGGAGGGGCTGCTGGATCGCAGGATAAGGATGACGCCGTGGCGTCTGGCGCGGTGCTGTTCTGCACGGCCTTGTTTGGCACCGGCGATGTAGACGTGAATAGCGGCGACCAATTGAAGGTGACACTTACCGTCAGCGCCTGATTGGCCCGGCCTACTGATACTCCCTTGTCGCGGGCCGGGCTGGGGTCATACCCGGCTCGGCCCTTTCTATTAGGTGCTGTATGTCGCTACTGTGGATCGAAGGATTTGAGTCGTTCGGTACTACTGCCGGTGACAGCGTCAGCAGCACGATCACGCTCACCAAGTATCTCGACGCGACCTCCTTTTACGTGCGGGCCGGTCGCACGGACGGGGGTTATGCCCTTGGAACGTCTACCTCGACTACGTCCCTGTACTACTTAGTGACGCCGCTGCTGTCGACGGCATCGACAACTTATGTTGTCGGGTTCGGCCTCTACGTTGCCGCGTCATCCTCTACAACCTTCGATCTACTGGCGTTTCGTAAGACGGCTACCAACGGTGTGACGCTGCAATATGCCACATCCGGTTCAGAGATCACGGTGGCTAATCAGGCTACCAGCACGACTCTGGGCACCACGTCGGGGGCCGGTCTCGCCGTAGGGAACTGGTACTATGTCGAGGTGAAGGTAGTCGATGCTGAAAGTGGGTCAGTCGAAGTTCGTATTAACGGTGCGACAGTTTTGACGGTCTCAGGCGTTGATACACGGGCTACTACTGCCGGCTATGATAATATCAAGCTCGGTGCCAGACGCACTTACGTGGATGACTGGTACGTGTTGAACGGCGCTGGAACTTGTAACGACTTTTTGGGCGACGTGCAAGTTCGAGCTATTTGGCCGGCATCTGACGGAGACGCGACCGATTGGACGCCAAGTGCGGGTAGCGATCATTATGCCACGGTAGATGAGAACCCATGTACAACCGACACGGATTACAATTCGGCTGCGGGCACAGCGTCTGATCTGTTCAACTACAGCGATGCTTCCGACCTCGGAGATATCTTGGCGATTCAGATCAATAGCTGCACGAAAGAGGGTACGCCGTCCGCCACGCCGACTATTAAGAATCTGGCCAAGATCAGTAGTACAGTCTATGAGGCGGCCACACCCGCCGTGACGACTGCGTATGACATGCTGTACAGCGTTTTGGAAGTCAGTCCGGCAACATCGTCAGCATGGACGTTGGCGGGACTGAATAGCACACAGTTCGGCGTGAAGCGAGTGTAAGTATGGGAACAGTCTATACAACACAGCAGTACGTCGAGGTACTGTATAAGACGGTTGTTAGCCACAACGTCTCGGCAACTGGTAGTGTGACCCTTACTGCGTCGGCGTCTAGCAGCGGCGTGTTCGCGGTAGCAGGCTCCGAGGCGTTGGCTATTGCGGCGAGTTCAGTCGGATGGACCTATGATACCTACGACGAGACGGCTTCCGCGTCTATAGCACTTGACGCGGCGGCGTCTGCCGTGAGGGCTGTTACGGGAGGCACTACGGCGGCACTGACACTTGGCGCAGTGGCTAGTGTGCAGTGCGTGTTTGATCGTAGCTGCGAGGCACCGGTCCAAGTCATTACGTCTGAACTTGACACGACCACGTATGAGATGGTCGATGTTGTCGAAGGTTTGGATTGCGATGCGGTAGCCTCCCGGCCGATTTCTGTTTCGGCCCACCAAGCTATTCCGTTGTTTGCTTCGGCGGCGAAGGTACGAGTCAAGCCGGATGCGATTGACGTGACGGCCGAGGCCGTATTGACAATTGACTGTGGTGCGGCCAAGAATCAGTACGGCAGTGCTCTCGCCTGGGTGCTACTCGACGCGGAAGCCTTGGTAGACAAATGCAGTGTTGTCGTAGCCGCGATCTCGCCGAACGCCGCAGCGACCGTAACGCACACGACTGCACAGACAGCGGCAGTGGCGATTGACACCGAGGTATCGGTCGCCTACGTTGTAGAGTCGGCCGGAATCGAGTTCGAGTACCATCCGTTCGTCGGGGCCGGGGCGGACGACGCGCCGACGCCGCCAGCGACTACGCCGCCTGCGGTATTGGCTACTACGATACCGTTTCAGTTGGTCTACCCAGCTACCGGGACGCCTACGGATTCCTTGCTGTTGCGGGCACCGCAGCTTGGGAATCGGGATCGACTCAGCTTCAATCGAATTTGCCAAGAGACACGGGGCGGCACATTGCTGGTTTACGCAGACCCGCAGTGGCCCAAAACTCAGACCCTTGTTCTGAGTTTTGCCGGGCTTACGGAGCCTGAAGCGTCGGGGCTCTTGACATTCATGGAGACTTATCTAGGGTGCGAGATCGGCCTACTGGATTGGGAGCACCGCTATTGGCGGGGTGTAATTACACGCCCGGATGCTGTGGTGCAGGATGGCCGTGGCAACTACAGTGCGAGCTTTGAATTCGAGGGCGAGTTGGACCCAACCTGGACACTCTGATGTTCTATTTGACTGCGCCGTACCCACTGCTTCAGACGACTACCGTGCTACCGAATCCGCAGTTCGGAGACGCGGAGACATTGTGCGTGACAGTGATACGCAAACTGGCTATGAACGGAGTTCGCAGGGTCTATATCAAGCGGCATGATGGTCGCCGAAAGTTGCAGTGGACGTTTCGCCTTACGCGGGCCAAGGCGATGGAGTTGCGGGCCTTTTTGTACGCCTATGCGTCTTCGCAAATAAAGACCGTGGATCATAACGGGCGAACGTGGGTGGGGAGCTTCACGTCCAACCCGTTTGAGTTCGACTGGCCCGAACGCGGAACACAGACGATTCAATTGGAGTTCGAGGGAGTCGAGCAGCTATGAGAACCATATCGGCCAACGGGCTCGCGAAACTAGCTCAGTCACATTCGGTGGAGCCGATTCTGATCGTCGAAATTGACTGGGTAGCGGGTACAACGCTTTCGTATGCCGACCGCACGGTGTGGTCGATACCCGGTCGCATTACGGAGGTGGGTAGCCTCGACGATGTGGTCAACATCGGGGCTAATAGTGATTCGCAGTCATTGACGCTTACGTTGTCTGATATCGACGGCGAAATCAAAGCGATCATGGACACGCACGATGTCCATAAGCGACGAGCGCGTGTGTACCAGTATTTTGCCGGTCTCGACGTAGCCGATAAGTTTCTCCTTTTTGATGGTGTGCTCAGTACGCCGATTACGTGGAATGAGCGAACTCGGCAAGTGACCGTTACGATTCTAACGCAGCTTGAGGATCGTGAGATTGGATTCTCTGCGGAGGAGGGTGCATTTGAGTACCTACCGGCTGATATGGTCAATAAGCCATGGCCAATTATCTTCGGCAAGGTGCTGAACAACAAATGCCTAGCCGTGTCGACGGCTATCAGTGGCACGACTCTTACGCCAGTGGGAATTTTGGCCGGTGAGAATGAGACACTGGCATTGCCAACGTCCTTTGATGTAGACTTTGAGATAAGTGTCTATAAGACCAACACGTATCTGGAACACTTGAAGCGTGTTGTGAGTTCGTGGACGACGCCGCCAGCACGTTTGGCTGATGAGTTGGATGAAGCCTACCACCAGCGTGTCGTGCAGTACGCCCAGACAGCGGCACAGTATCAGGAGGAACACGACGAGTGCAAAGATAATTTAGCCCAGCAGGTCGGCGTCTATCAGGGCCGTCGGGCTTGTACGCTGGCCAAGAGGCAGAAGAAAATCGACGAGGCGAATGTCGAGGGCTTGGGGCCTAACCCCATCAAGATTCTTGGCGGCGAAGATTTCCCGCAGAATCAGACTGTGACTATTAGCATTGAAGGTGGCCTCTTCAAAGGCTATTTCGACGGTACCGATTTCCACTGTTACAGCCGTAGCGACGAGGAGTTGGTGGCAAAGGCAGAAGCAGCCTACAACTCGAAACTTAATGATCCCGATCCGGCTGTTTGCGGCGTGGAATATACAACGCTGGTAAATCAGTGGTCGTGGCTCACGGATGTGCCGGAGGGGCGTGGTAGCATTGGGCACCCCAGTCAACGAGTCGACGCCCACACACTTGTGGTCACGCTCGATGAACAGTACATCGACGATCGCACGCCAGTGATTCAACAGTTTTGGGTCGAGCCCGGAGCTACCGCCACTCTTTATACCGGCGAGGCGAGGTCTTATGTGATCTCGATCACGCCGGGTACAGTGCTGTCAGTACGTGCCTACAAGCAGGTGTCATCGGGCTCCACGCGGTTGGTGGATGTGCCCAGCGATTTGTACACCGTGGTCACTCGCACCTACGGGTCTATTACCGCCGTGATGCTAGACGTGGATCGCCCACTGAGCCATATTCTTGGCGAGGGGTGGCAGGATGATTTGTATGTCTCTTTCGAGTCGGACATCGGCCCTAACATCGTCGATATCATTGAGTACATTGTGGAAGAGTATACTGACCTGCAATGTGACGCCGCGACATTCGCGGCGGTTCGAGCCAGGCTTGAACCGTTCCCGGCGAATTTTGCCATCAACGATCGCCGCAACGTGGTGTCGGTTTTGCAGGACATTGCCTTTCAGGCCCGGTGTGCGATCTGGTTCTCCGAGGGAATAGTCTACCTGCGATACTTGCCGGCGGCCCCAACCGCTGTGGACACGATTACCGAGGCCGACATAGATGCCGAGTCTGGCGTCGTCGTAGAGCTTACCGACACGGAGTCACTAGTGACAAAGTTCGTGGCACAGTGGTCTTTGCGTGTTGAGACAGAGGACCAGCCCCTTAGTGTGACCCTACGGCATAATGTGAAGAAATACGGTCTCCACGAGGCCACGCACCAATTCTACATCTACAACCAGCCCGATATCATCTACAAGGTGGCCACTTTCTGGCTGATCCGGCAATCGAATACTTGGAAACGTGTTCGATTCACGACGCACGCACACAAACTGAACCTGGAGACGTTCGATGTGGTGACGTTGGACTTTGACCAGCAATACGTGTCAAGCGGGCCTGTGCGAGCAATCGTCGAGAGTGCGGTCTACAATTCGGACAACAATACGATTGACTTTGTCTGTGTTACGCCGGTGGCTGCGGGGACTATGTCTGAGTATCTCTACTACTGGCCGGCTGATCTGCCGGCGACGATAACGTGGCCGTCCGCAGCGGACATTGCCAATGGCTACGCCGGGGCTGGCGGCCCCGGGTCGGGGGCGAGTGGGGCTTTGCCGATCGGGGATACGTCAACGATTATTGGCACCATTTTCATCGGCGGCCAGAATGTTGTGTATGGACCCAATGGCGATCACGGGGATCGTACACCGACTGATACCGGATTTGTTGCCAGGGACACTGTCGACTCGACGCAGTACACGAGCAGTGCCTACAACACGCCGTCGTCTGATAGGACGGTGGACTACTCAGAGAAGATGACGCCCATCGCTATCACTCGTAAGACGCTCAAGAGTGATGTTGCTCTGGACATCCACGCCACACGTATTTGTGACTCGTCAACGGGTGTGCAGCGTGAGTCGACCTTGGCAGACCTGATTGCCCGAGTTAATGAGCAGGGCCGCATTGTGGTCAATGGCGACGTGCTAGTCCGCGAGGGCGAGGATGAGGCCCCGTTTGACTACAAATATGATAGCACCGGCGAGAAGATGGGCGCTGGAACGGCCTTCTTGGAAGAGGATGAGTAAGGCTTATTTGCAGGGGCACAACCTACACGTAGCTGGGTCTACGCTTTGTAGATGCTTTTCGCAGAGCGGGTTCTGACACTGACCAACGATTTGCAGGTGCCCATCCCACGATATCTGCAACGCCTGCCAGCGGCATGGCGGCCAATCCAGCTTATAGATTGTTCCGTCGTTGTGGGTTACTACTCCGTCGGCGATTGACGGCCGACAATCGGTAAGCGTCGATACGACGTAGCGGAGCACCTGGTCTAGGGCTCTTTGGCCTTTGGTGTTGGCGATTGTTGTCATTACCATTTCCCCTTGGGACAGTGTTCTGTGGCCATTTTGATCTTGTTGAAGATGGCAAAACCGTAGGTGGCGATTCGACAGCCGCAAACCAGGCAGATGTTTTCCGTTTTGCGGCGGAACGAGCAGGGTTTGCAGTGTGTCTTGTAGATGTCGTCGATCTGCGATTGTGACCGCACAGGGTTCCCAGCAGTATCCCATTGCTCAAGAGCTTCAACCCATGTCTTGAGGCGGATGATGAGCGGCGGGGCTTCAATCTGCTTGGCTCTTGGCGGGGCCGGGGCTATTTGGACTCTGACCGACTTAGGTATGATTGGCTTGGTTGGCTTGGTTGGCCGCTGGCACCTTAGACAGTGGCTCACCGCGACGGCTGCGTGCGTTCGCTTGCAGAGACGGCATTTCACTATATCTGTGCCGGGCTTCGTGCCATCTAGGGCGTCTTGACATTGTGGGAAGACTAGAGGCATACTACGTCGCGTCGTATTTCAATTCCGTAGTAGCTTGAGACAAAAGGTGATACTAGGCACGCTTCGATCTCATCGGGCAGGCTGAGGCCGTGAGTTGCAAGTTCATTTACGCTTCCGATGTGCAGCGATGAATCGAGTTCTTCGACTATAATCGTGCTTCCCGTCTCTACGGCGAAGATGTTTGTGTTTGGTATCTCAGAGGCCGCGATGCCGCTATCGTCGAGAATTGTGTACCCCCAGGCGATCTTTCTTGGTGCAAGGTCGCCGTTGATGCGGTAAAGTACGTCGCAATACAACGCCCCTACGCGGTAGCGGAATCCTGACGCTCCGCATGTCTGTCCTGCCAAATTCAAGTAGTAGCAATCGTATGGTGCGCCAAGAATCGTGCAGGCTTCGTGCGTAAGCCCCCAAGTATAAGGAAGTTCGTACATCTCCCACCCGCAGCAGTCGCAGGCAACAATTGCCTCTTGTAGACGATTGATGGTGCTTTGCTTCCAGCGCAGTGGTATCACCGGGTCAAAATCTGCATTGGTACATAGACCCATCAGAGTAGTCTGGACCGTGCGAACATCATCCACTGACCAGCGATGATCTGGGCCAGCTTCAACCAGCGGCTCAATGCTAGATCCACATGCTGTGATTTTGTCGTTGATCTGCTGAATGATCGTATTCCATTCTGATCGCTTAAACCCCATTTCATTCCCCTGTGATTACTGTGCCGGACTTGCCATCCGAGGAGATGTTCTTGATAATCAGGCACTCGGCAAAGTCCGTCAACGCCGTCCAGTAGACGCCTATGCCGTAGACTCTGAGTTTCTTTTTCGTCTCGTGTGTTAGTTTGTCCTGGACTTCGTCAGTCAGATGCTCAAGCAAATAGTCCAGCGTGTGCGTGGTTACGATCTTCGTGATCGCCACCAAGGTGATATCATTGATCGTATCGGCGATATCCCAGTTGCGTGCGATACACGCCACGATGTCGCGTACCTTGTAGACGACGACTCCGCTGACGACGACTCGTTTCTTGTCGCTTGTCAGCAGGGCTTGTGTCGGTAGATTGTGTGTCTGGCGGGCTACCGGGATGATTTCCACCTCGGTCACGAGAGGCCAGTAGCACCGTATGCCGGGCTCGATGGCTCTTGGGTCCCGCCCATGACGAAAGCGGACGCCCGCGTGTGTTGAACGGACGATCACGAGTCTGGGAATGAACTTCCCGAACCAATTGATGATTTCGCTAATCCAAGATAGGGCGTTCACCGTTCGCACTCCAACAACGCCTTGTAGACCTTGGCTTCGGCGACGGCGTCCGCTAGGGCGTCGTGTGGCTTCTCGTTTACCACGCCGAAATACTGGCAGAGGTACTCCAGAGACACCTTTTCAAAGGGTGCCTTACCGTTGAGCCCGTAGCGATCGTTGATGCCGAGGGCATAGACCATGGCATCGCGTGGGTGGTAGTGAAAGATTTGGTCCCGTTGGTGGTCGCCCAGCCACGCAGTCAAGAATCGGTACTCGAAGGTCCAATTGTGGGCCAGCGGGATTAGTTTGGCATCGCGGCCAAGTTTCAGAGAATCAAACCATTCCGTGAGCCAATCAGACACTTGCATCGGAGTAGCGGCCCCAAGCAATGCCTCCATGGTGAGCCCGTTGATCTCAATGGCTCCGGGCTCCATTCGATCCGGGTAGTCCGGCCAGATGTTGTGGTAGAACTGCTTCCCGGTGGGATTGAGATCGCCGTCAAGACAAACGATGCCGATCTGGATGACTTCGTGGAAATCGGATCGCGTGCCGGTAGTCTCCACGTCGACGGCAGCGATCACATGCCCCCTTAGATGTTTCATTCTAGCACCCACCTATCGTCGACAAGCACCAGACCATAGTCCTGCCGGAGCCATGCCAGCACGTCGGACACGCCGTAGTGGTAGAGGTCCAAGCCGAGTTCGCCCATCGTGACTTGCAGGTCGTTGTCTGTGCCCACAAGTTCGGCGGCGATAGCGTTGAGGTCAGTTCTGGTTAGTGGTCGGTACATGGCTTCTTCCACGCGAGATTAGAGACGTATTGCACGCCGTCGATGAGGACGAGCGGGTAGTCCACGGGCAGGTTACTACTGAGGTAGGCGTCTGTGCTATTGCCGTCAAAGTAGGTTAGTTCTTGGGCCCATTTGCGATACTTGGTAGCAAAGTCGTTGAATAGGAGACGGCTGTCTGATATTACGCAGAATTCTGAAATGAACCGCTCCAGATTGGTCTGTTGTGCTGAGCGGATACCCTGTTTGTGTTCGGTGTCGATCATTGGCAGGCAGAAGCGGCTTCTATCCGTTGGCGGCAGCGGAATTTCCAAGAGAGTTCTGAGTATATGTGGGGCCTCTGCTTGAAGCTGGCCGTGTAGTGTCTCCCTGGAGATGTAGTTCTTGATCTCGGGCACGTAGGTCATTGTGATGCGAGTATCTTCGCTACCGCTGAATGGGGCAGCGCCCATTTCATTGGCCACTTGCACGAAATGCAGCTTATTGCGGATGGTGATTTGCTCACGTCGCATCTGGCGTAGATTGATGAATTCATTACCAGTCCAGTTCTTCATCCTGGCCGCCGCCGTTTTGTTTTTATCGAAGGATGCTTCTTCGACGCACACTAATACCGCATACTGCAAGGGCCCGGTGAACATGTCCTTACCGCCCAGCAGTGTAGTTGCGTCCATTATTCCGTTCGAGGTAATGAGGTGCTGTAAGGACTCGTGGAATGTTGACTTGCCGCAGTTCTCCTTGCCGGCGAGAAAGAGGTATGGTGTCCGGTCAAACGGCTTGCGGATCATTGAGGCGACCCACAGCAGAGCGTAGTCGCGGCCGGTGCGGATGTTGTACTCACGGCACCAGGCATCCTTACTGATCGCGTTGTCCAAACCGCTAAAGGTGTGCGATAGCATCATGTCCCACGTCGGGTGGTGCGGAGTCTTCGTAGTGGGCTGTATGCGTAATTGGGCCGCCTTCAGATTCCAGCGATTGTTGCCCGGGTACTCCGGCCCGAACGGGATATCGACGAAACACCACTCCCGGTCTGCCAGCCCGCCGAGTATGTCGATCACTGCGGCGTTGTCGTGTAGCATGTGCATCAGGTGGTCGTGCATTTTTGCGCGGTCGGTGTGCTGCCACCCCATGTTGGACAAGCCCCATCTCTCAGCCCCGTGCTGTTGGGACTCATCCGGGTAGACTAGCCGGTACCGATCTATGAGATTGACTTGCTGTTGCTCGGGCTTGGCCCCCAATACACGCTCAAACCAGGATCGCTTCTCGGCACTCCACCCACGCGGTGTCTCATCCTCTTGGCGACGTTCGAGGGCAACGATTGGGCGGCCGTCCTTCTGGGTTATCAATTTGATGCGGCGATCTTGGAGATATTCTGGTACCTCTAACGTGTGCCCCATCGCTGCCAAGGCTTGCGTGGCCTCGGCGGCGTTCTCGAAGACGTAGCCGCCCGACCTCGGTAGTTCGACGCCGTTGTATGCTTCGGCAGCACTTCCAAGGTTAACCGACTGGTTGACTGCGCAGTGTGTCCACCCCGTACCGTCCTGAGTCCATGTCGGAGCCTCCTTAGCCCCTGGATGGAACCGGACGACTCGCCAAGCATCGTCTTCCAACGGATAGCAGAAGCAATTGCAGTCCTGGTGGTCCCCAGCCGAAAGCGTTTCAAAGACGCCTCGCAATTTCAGTTCGGCGTGGGCCGCTTTGATAGCACAGGTGTGGGTATGTAGACAACTCTTATCGGCTTGCCAGACAGTGAAGTACCGACCGGCGGCCACTGTGTCGACGAACAGCTTTTGGGCGTCACTCAGCAGGGCCGGGGTGATTTTCCCGACCGGCGTTGTCTCCTTGTCAATACTCGGGACGTAGCTACGCCAGTCTTTCGCGACCTTGTAGAACGGGTCGCCCTTTGGGCCACCCTCCAGTTCTTTTTCCGACCACTCACTGAGAAGACCTTGTCCCGCCTTGAGTAGGGCAAAGCTCGCGTCGGCTTGGTTTCGACGCCACACCCACATATTGCCGCCGCACACGTCAATGTAAGGTGCGAAGTCAAAGCCCGCGTCTTGGCTCATCTTGGCCAGGATCACTTTGGCTAGGGCGGCGTGGATGGTGTGGTTCTTGGTCGGGATACCATCGAGGAAGACGTACAGGTGGGTACCACGCCCGCTGCTGCTCCGGCGGACTTCGATGTAAGGCACC